GGAGTTACTCCTCTTCCTTGTGGTCGACGTTCGTCAGGCGATGCTGGAGCTTTTCGTGCGGCATGCCCGGCTGGTTGTGGATCTGGTGCCCGGAGTGAGCTTTCGCGCGCTCGATGTTGCGCGCCTTTTTCTCGTTGATCCGTGCTTCGTGTACTTCCTTGGGTTCGAGGTCGGCCATAAACAAATCTCCTTATCCGAGTGGCGACAGCCAGTTGAACCGGCTGCGGCCGGTGCGCTGAGAGGTGGGCACGTCGACGACGGCTTCCTCGCAGGGCGCGTTTAGACTCTCGATCGAGTTGCGGCTTTCCTGAGCCGTGCGCTCGATCTTTTCGAATTCGCGATCGGTGAGCTCTTTGCGGTAATCCGCCGGCAGCTCGAGAGCCAGGTTGTAGGTCAGCGCGCGAGCGTAGCCAGGCGGCACGAAAAGCGTGTCGGACGAGTTCAGCGCGGAATTGAGAGCCTGCCAGGTGTAGAGCCTCAGCTGGTAGCCGAGCTGCGGGCCTGGGTACAGGAAGATCGACGCGACGCCCGTCGGGACGGCCTGCGAGTAGCCGTTGTCGTAGTAGAGCTCGAGCGGGATCGAGAAAATGCCAGGGACGCGGATGTTCGCCTGCTGGTTGGTGTCGATGATCTCGAGGTCGAGGTTGAGCTCTTGCGGCGCCGTCTGGTAGATCAGCTGCGCGAAGCTGATCTTCAGCGGCCGCGCGGCGTTGAATGCGCCGTAGGAAATGCCGCCGATCACCGTCGGCGCTGCGCTCGGGCCGATGAGGTAGTACTGCAGGTTCGGGCTCAGCGTGTAGATGGCGGCTGCCACCTGGAAAATCTTGTTTCGCATGGTGTTCCAGGAGTCGAGCAGCTGGTTCAAAAAGAACGTCACCTCTTCGAGCTGCTCGGGCGAGACTCCGCGGCCGGGCCTCTGCATCTGCCCGCAGATCCGCATCGTGTCGCGCGCGTACTGTTGGACCGTCTTGTCCATGCGAAAAGTGGGCGGTCCCCAGCTTGGTGAGCTGAGGGCCGCCTGAGGGTTAAGGAACCGGGAGAATTTCGGGCGGATTCAAACCGAAGTAAAGAATCACGCCGCACACCTGCAGGGTGGTCGCGCTGGTGCCCGCGGTGGTGAACACCTGCTCAAGCGTCGGCTGGAAGGTGTCCGAGTTCAGGTAGAACGGAGTACCGAAGGAGACCTTCTCGTCGTAGCACTGGCCCGCCGTCGTGGTCGCCAGCTGCAGCGTGGTCGGGGTCACCGTGAGCGTGCCGCCGATCGCCGCCACGGTCGCTCCAGCCGCCGCGCCGGCCGCGGTGGAGGCGGGGTAGGTAATGCCGTCGACGATCGCAGTCGCGATCGAGGAAAGCGCCGTGGTCTGCACGCCATAGAGAAGCGAGACAGCCTGGAGCATCACGCCGAAGGACGGCGCAAAGCCGAGCTGAATGTCGGCGAGCGAGCAGTTAACAGCGATCGTGCCGGCCGTGGTGTTGGTCGTTCCCGAGAGCACCTGAGAGCCAGCTCCGGTCCGCGTGAGAGCCGGGCCGGTCGTGAATGCCGTGGTGGTCGGGGTCATCCAGCACGCCGAAGGCGGGATGAAAACCGACTGGTTGGCGAGCACGTATTGGTTGTTCGAGCAGACCCAGATGCCGCCGGTGAGTGTGTTGATCCACGGCGAGCTGTACTCGGTCCCGATCGCGCACGTGCCGAGCGGATCCGACTGCTTGAACCATTGCGGGTTTCCGATCAGCACGGAGGCGCCGGAGATGTGGCCCACGGCTCGAGTGCCGTTCTGGCCTCGGAGCACCTGGAAGGTGGTCGTCGATCCGACCTGGGCGATCACGCGGATCGCTTCGCGGTCGACAAACAGCATCGTCCCCTGCGTTCCGTTGGTGATGGAAGGCACGTTGATGCCGGTGGCCGAGGCCACGGTGATGTACTGCGCCGGAGGCGTCGACGCGGTGGGCTGCGCGATCGCGGCGCTCAGCGTGGTGGTCGTGAGCGTGTTGGACTGGGCGAGAGCCACGATGGGCAGGCCCAGCAAGAAGAGAATCGAGCGAAGTTTGGTCATTTTCGTTTGTTTCCTTTTCTCGGAAGTGGCCCGGTCCGAGAACCGGGCCTCGACCGGGTTTGTTAAGCTCCCGCCACGCGGCACGCGTGCTCGCGATACAGCGGTGAAATTCCCCAGTAGACGTCGAAGCGACACTTCCAGATGTCGGTGTCGGTGTCGAAGTCACGAATGAAGCGCAGATAAATCCCGGTCTCGGGATCCCGCTCCTGGTACGCCATGTCGGTTCCGCCGGGGACCTTTCCAGGCACCGAAACGACGGTGTAGGCGGTCTCGTGGAAGCACAGGTACTGCGTCGAGGCGGTCGAGGCAAGCGACTGGAAGTTAATCGAGGCGCCGTTCGCACCGACCTGGTTGACGTTCTGATACTGGCCGCTCGGCGTGATCGCCGGCGAGATGGTCAGCGTCAGATTGCCCGCTCCGTCGGCGGTGCCGTCGGCTTCGACCACGAACTGCTGGGCTACCGGAGTCGACTGGTAGTTGCCGGCGTTCGTCATCGTGACGAGGGTCGCGCCAGATCCGATGGTGAAGACGTCGCCCTGCTTCACGGTGGTGGCCGCGGTGAAGCCGTTGAGGATCAGCTGCATCGTGCCGTTGTTTCCGCCGGTGCCGGTCTGATTGGCTCCGTTGATCACAGGAGTTCCGGCCTGGGCGCCCGCAGTGAGCGAGGCCAGGTTTTCCGTCTCGTACCAGTCCATGCCGCCGGTGTCTTTGCCGATGCGGTTCCGCTGGAACATCTTCGAGATGGTCGCCTGCGGATTGAACTGCCCCTTCAAGGCGTCGACGACTTCAGTCGACGCGTCGGAGTTGATGACCATGCAGCGGCCTTCCTTCGGCGCCAGATTCTGCTTCAGCTTCTTCGCCGCGAGCAGGTACTGCTTGAAGGCGGTCGTTCCCGTGGGCGTGGTGCCGTAGGTGCCGACCAGGTTCCAGGTCCGCTGCGCCATGTACTGCGCTGCCGCGAAATCGAGCTTGTTGGCGAGGCGCTCGGCCGCGGGCTTGATATAGTTCTCGTCCCAGTCCTCGATGGACATGTAGTCTTCCATCGTGTCGGCCTGGAAGTGGACGCCCGACTGCTGCGTGACGCTCACGGGCGTGACCAGATTGTCGAGGGGTTCCGGTTGAAACAGCGCGCCGTCGACGCCGACGAAACGCTGCGGTTTTTTCACTTCGACCGTGCGGCCGACTTTCGCGCCAGGCTGCCCGAATTCCTTGCTGTACCCGTCGTACAGGTTCGGCCAGATCTCGAGCATGTTGGAAAGCCGCGCCAGACCCCGGTAGAGGATCTTTTGCGTTGAGAGTAAATTGTTGGGCATCGAGCCCGCTCCTATAGCGAGCCCGCTCGATCAGAGAGTCCTTTACGCTGCGTGCTTCGGGTCGAAGGATTTCTTCTTCCAGGCTGTATAGCCGGCAGATTCATCGATCACCGGAGGGTTGCCTCCACCGCGTAAATTCGTCCCCGCTGGCGGGGCTGAACTTTTTTTCGGTGCAGCAGGCGTCTGTCGAGCTTGCGCGAGCTCTGCTTCGAGCTCAGCGATGCGGGATTCGTACTTAAACTTGTAGAGCGCGTCGAACCGCAGAATCGGCGTTTTCTGGCCGTCGATCTCCTTCAGCTTGTCCGGCTCTTTCATAAGCCGGTGGAGCATCGCCGGGCCTTCCTCACCTTGGCATCCCCACAGCAGGAACGCCTGGGTTTCGGGAGAGATTTTCGTCTCCTTGAACTTGGCGACCAGGTCGGGATAATCATCGTGCTCGGCCGCGTACTCGCTGCTGCGCGTCTCGAAGTCGGTCACGGCGGCCTTATAGCCGCGCTGTGCTTCCTCGCGAGAGCGCGCCTGAGCTTCCTCGGCGGCCTTCTGCGTTTTTCTGTGTTCGAGCTTGCGAAACTCTTTGCGTCCGATCCAGCCGGCGCGGGCATCCAGCCACTGCTGGTAGTCCGTGAATTGGTCTTGTGTGGGCTCGGGATCGCTCGGGTCGGTTCCGTCGAAGGGTTTCGGGGCAGCGCCTTCCGGCGCAGATTCTTTGGGCGACGGGCTTCCGCCTTTGAGTTTTCGCAGACGCTCCTCTTCCGCATCCGCTTCGCGCTTGGCGGCTTCCCTGCGGGCGACCTGTTGATCGATATCCCGCTGGATCTGCTGCTTGCGCTTCTCAACTTTGTCCTGCTTCAAAGACGGGTCCGAACCGTCGCCAGGTTGTGCCGCAGCCGGATCGCCGGCGGGCGCGGAAGGGTCAGAGCCCTGCGGATCGTTTACTCCGTGAGCATTGGGCTGGACATCGGCAGCGGCCGACGCGGGTTTGTCGAATCCGGTTTTGAAATCGGCATACGTCTCAGTCTTTGGTGCTTGCGGTTCAGCGACAGCGGGTTCAGGCATGGTTTCCCGAAAGGGCCTCCAAGAAAATCACCAGGCCCGGGAAACGAAAAGGCCGTCGGGATCACCGGATGCCGTTTCGAAGTAGAGGCAAAATCGCCTCCCGGCACCAGGCAATCCGGACGGCCCTTTCTAGAAAGCCGCTTCCCGGCGTGCTGGCACTCAGATAGTCGCCACTCGCGGGATGATGCTGTTTAGGCTGCGATTCCGATGTCGATCATGCCGACATGCGTGCGGCGTGTTGGATCCCATTCCTGCCGATAGCGAGCTTCGGGGAACGGAGCCAGGGCTGCGTGAAGGTTGCGATCCATCACCTCGGATTCAAACTCGTCCGATGGTCCGAGGCGGAAGTAAGTCGCGTAGCCATCCAGAAGCGCGCGATCGATCTGCGCCGCGAGCTTCTCCACGGCCGGCTGGATGTAGAGCCGCTGAAATTCCGCAAAGGTCTCGATCTCGAACTGCACCCCGAACTGGTGGAGTGTTCGGACGGCTGGAGTCGCGATCGCGGCGCCGGCGATCGCGCCGCCGAGGATCCCGAGAAAGCCGCGCCGGTTCACACGCATATTATGCCCGACTACTCGGCCTTGTTCATGTGCTCGAGCCGTGAAATCCGCTCGTCGGCGTCCTGGGCGGCCTCGATCAGGTGGAGGATGATCGTCTGGACCCGCTCGAACGCATCGCGCGCGCCGGCGTCGATCGCGTCCTGGCCCTGCTTGAGCTCGGCGACCTGGTGCTCGAGCTGGGCGATGCGCTCGACGTCTTTCTTGTCGCGAGCCGGCGCGAAAGCGACCAGCGCGAGTAGGGCGAGAGGAATCAGGCGTTTCATTGCTGAGGTGCTCCCTGGTCGCCGGCTGCCGGCGCCATCGGCGGCGGCGCCACGGCCGCCTGGTGGTCGATGAGGGCGTGTTCGTGATCCATCTGGCCCATGTGCTCGGCCGCGTCCATCAGCTCGGAGAGGAGCATCTTGACCATGTCGCGCTTATGCGCCAGGACGTCGGAATGCGCCGCAGTCTGCGTTTCGAGCGCGGCCTTCATCAGCGTGCCGTGCTGCTTGATCTGCTCGACCTGGACGCGGCCCTGCGACTCGATCTGCTTCGTTTTGATGACCAGCATCGCCTGCTGAAGTTGCTGCTGCAGCTGCTGCAGCTGCTGCTGCATCTGGGCCATCTGCGCCTGGACCTGGGGCGGAACGCTCGCACCCTTGTCGTCCTCGATCAGGCCTGGCGTCTTCATCGCGATGAACCGCTTCATCCGGTCGGCCGCGATGTCGGCGCCGGCGACGTCCTTGTGCGCGAAATACTGATCGCCGAAAACCATCATCAGCTCGGGCGCCGCCTTGACCGTCGCTTCCCAGAAGGCGTCTTCTTCTTCGCGCTCGGTGTCGTAGCTCGGCCCGATCTTGACCACCACGGAATACTTCCCGACGCCCAGCTGGTGGTGATAGGTCTTGCCGGTCTCTTCGTCTGTGTGCGGCTGCTCGGTGTTCACGCGCACGATCTTCTCGGCCAGATCCTCGCCGAGGATCACGATTTCGCGCTCGGTGTCGTAGTACCACGGGATCCACTCGAGCAGGCAGTGACACATGGAGCGAATCGCCCGCGACAGGTTGTCGGTGTAGTGGTAGGTGGCGAGGTCGCCTTCACTTCGAAGCTGCGCGATCGCGCGGCCGCTTTGGCCCGCGTACTGCTGCTTTCCGAGCGACGGATCGTGCAGGCCGATCACGTCGCGCATTTCGTTGGCGGTCTGCGCCTTAGCCTGGGAGATGGCCGCGATCGGCGGCTCGGCCCAGTCGCGGAAGGGCTTGCCGCCCTGAATGAGCGGATCCGGATTGAATAGGACGTAGTTGCGGTTCGTCGTGTTCATCTGCTTCCACTCTTTTTCGTGGCCCTGGATCATCGCCGGCGTCGCGAGATACGGGTTTTTGCTGTTCATCGCCAGCGTTTCGGCTTCGTTGGTCGATTCCCAGTTGTAGAGAACGTTCAGGTCGCGCGAGTCGCGGATCAGCGAGCCGATGTTGCGCTTGCCGTCGACCCACATTTCATCGCCGTAGACCGGGAACAGCGGCACGCGCGTGCCAGGCAGCAGCGTGGGCGGCTCGAGCTCCTCGACGCCATTGATGATGTGCTTGACGAGCTCTTTGCCCTTTTCCTTGCGCTTGCGCGCCGGTTTGGCGTCCTCGCCTTCGAGATCGGCGCCGAGCGCGACGTTCGAGCTGCCGGCCTCTTCGATGCAGAAGTACTCCGCGACGAGAACGTGAGCGCCATCGCCGCGCGGATCCATCCACTCGGTTTCGCCGCTTGCGAAGTTCTGGCCGGTCGCCTCCGCGTTGGGCCACCGCTCCATGAATTCGATCCGGCTCATCGGGACGAGCTTCATCGCCCAGCGCGAATCGCTCCGGTCGGGCTTCATCGCGTGGTTATCGAAAAACACGGTGTCCGGATCGTAGACCGGTTCGATTTTGAGATCGTGCTCGCCGGTTTCCTCGTCGACCAGCTCGGCGACGAGCTGGAACACGCCGTAGCTCGATCCGATCGCGTATTTCGCGGCCTCGGTGAAAGCGATCTGCGAGTCGGAGTCGTACTGGATCGCGCGGATCAGGCCTTCATAGACTTCCGCGGTTTCCTTGGTCCCGTCGCGCCGCGGTGAGACGCGCGCCTGCGGGTTGTTCTGGCGGATGTCGTTTACGACCTGGTTGCGGAAGGCGCCGAGCCGGTTGATGGTCAGCGCGGCTTTGCCGCCGGCGATGCGCTCGTTTCTGACCTTCTCGTCCCACTGCTTGCCGATCAGGAAGCGTTTGTCGATCGCCGCTTCGTCGCGGATCTCCTGTTCGGCCGCGCGCGCAGATGCCAGGCGCGCCCGAGCGGTTGCGACGAGCTTGTCGACGTCGTAGGGCATCGGCTAGTAAACCCTCTCGAGCGGCCCGCGGCAGACATAAGCCCACCGGTGTTTGCCGAATCGGAAGTGCCACATGAGGCCGCCGCCGTAGGGATGTTCGAAGTTGAAGCCCCACCACTTTGGCTCGCGACACAAAGCGAGCTTGAAAATCACCCGAGAGTCCACCGCGGCGTCGTAGTGCCACAGCTGCAGGATGGCGAGACTTCGGCCGAGGCAGATCTGCAGGCTCATCGGTTACTCCGCGACGATCACTTCCCCGCCCTGCGCTTCGACGCGGAGGACTTTGCGGGTCTCGCTCGACTCGGCGTAGGCGATCGCGGTAGCGCCGGCCAGGTGCTCGGCCGCGACGCTCACGATTTCGTGATTGCGCTGGTTTCCGTCGCCGCCGATCTCGGCGAACCAGGCGCGGAAGAGCTTCAGCTTTTTGGTTTTCATCAGTACTTCCCCTTAGCCGTGGCCGGCAGGCCTGCGCGGATCGATCACGCGGCCTTTCGTGCAGTTCATGCACTGCTGGGCGATCAGTCCGTCGTCGCGCTTGGCGACGGAGATCCAATAGTGCCCGCGCGTTTTGCAGATCGGCTTCACGCCCGCGGCATCCTCCCGCGCATCTGCCGCTGCGAGTGCAGCTCGGTGCGAGTCATCCCTCGCAGATTCGGACCTGCCATTTTCTTGAGGCCGACGTCGTTCGGCTGCATCGGCTGCAGCGGAGCGCCTTTGACGCGCGCGGTGAGGCCGACATCGTTCGGGTGGACGTCGGCGGTATGGAGCGCCGCGGCGACGGCGACGCGTTTCGGATGGCCGGCGTTGACCATCTCGCTGATGTTCGAGGAGATGACGCCGGGGGAGCTACCTGGGGTGAGTGGCATCAGTCGTCGTCCTTTCCCTTCATCCCGACGTCGTTCGGCTGCGTGGCCTGCGCCGGCAGCTTCGAAGTCCGCGCCTTGAGCGCTACGTCGTTCGGGTGCGTCGGCTGGGCCGTACTGCGGGCGCCGATTCCGCCATCGTTGCCCTTGGCGCGATCCGCCATCTTCTGAGCCTCGGCCGCGATGTCGATGCCGGCGGGCTGTGCCGGCGCCGGCTCCGGGGTGGATCCGGCGGCCTTTTTCAGTGCCCCTCGGCCGAACAGGAAATTAGCGAGTCCGCTCATACCCTTGGAGTCGCCAGTCAGCGCATGAACCCGTATTCCGAGCCGGATCCGCGGTCGTCGTCGTCGCCGTAGTCGATCTGAGGCGGCACGGGCCGCGCAAACGTCAAAGCCAGGGCATCGGCATCGTCCGGCGACTTCTCGCCGCGCTCCTGGATGTCCTGCTTCGACTCGATGACCAGCTTCGAGCCGCCTGGCCGGATGTGGTAGCCGGGCAGGCACAGCTGCTGCGCGAGCTCCTCTTCGTCGGGGATCGCTCCCAGCAGCAGGGCGTCCTTCAGCTGCGAGTACATGTGGGCGCGGAGGTTGGCGAAGTGCGCGTCGTAGGACTTCCCACCGAACGCCACTTCGTAGACGTTGGTGAAGCCCATCGAGCGCAGCGTCGCGACGATCGGGGCGCCGAACGCCGTATCGACGAACATCGCGGTGATCCGATGGCCTGGCCGGTGGTCGCGCAGCAGCTCGGCGCAGATCGCGACGCGCTGGCTCCTGTCGGGATCCTTTTCGCCGGGGATCCGGATCGCCGGCCGCGTCGCCATGTTGAGGCCTCGCCGGAACCGGATCACGTTCCAGCTGCGGCCGCCGCCTGAGACGTCAAAGCCCGCGATCAGCGGGTCGATCAGCGAGTCGGTGATCTTTCGCTTGCGCGCGGCGTCGACGCGCTCGCGGTCGATGTACTGGAGCTCGCTCGCGCTCGGAGGATACCCGAGCACGCGCACGCGGTAATAGTCCGAGTCGACGCCGTAGTCGTTTTCCCACTGCGCGATCAGCTCTTTGTTGGTGAAACGCGAGTTGCGGGAGTCGACGCGGCGATGGTTCCAGCGCGCGGCTTTCGCGCCGAAGTTGATCTCGTAGAATTCGCCTGTGTTGCGGACGCACTGGCCCCAGGCGAACATCATCGGCTCGCCGTCGGTCAAGCCGCCATAGGCCGTCTCGTAAATCTTGTTCGGGACTTCCGACGCCTCGTCGAACAGGTACCAGCTGGTGGAGGTGCGGGCGTGCTGGCCGGCAAACGATTGCGCGTTCTCTTCCTTGCACGACTGCGCGACGAGCTTCCAGTTTTCGGGATCCTCTTTCGAGTAGATGCCGTGCTGCTGGATGTCGAACCAGTGCGCCGTGCAGCAGAGCCGTCCCCACCACTGGATCGCGGCCCAGGTGCGCGACTCGAGCTGCGTGTAGGTGCCGGCGGTCACCGTGCCGATCGAGCCGGGCCTGGTCGAGAGTATCCACCAGGCGAGCCAGGCGCCCATCGCGCTCTTGCCCGTGCCGTGGCCGGAGGCCTCGGTCATCAGGATCGGCATCACCGGATCGCGGCCGTTGAATTTGCGCTTTCGGACTTCCTCGGCGAGCGATTCCAGAAACTCCGTCTGGTGGGCGTCGGGCCCGGTCTCGCCGTCGAGTGGGCCGGATCCCCACGGGAAGCAGTCGCGCACGAAACCGAGCGGATCCTCGTAGTACTCGGCCATCTCGTCGGCCACGGGCGAGGGCATTGCCTTACTTTTGGTGTGTGCCTTCGACGCCGCGCTTGATGCGCTCACGCGTCCTGCGTTGCAGCCACATCAGGGCCTCTTCGAGGTGGGTCAGCGCGATCGCGTTGTCGCGGCACGAATACGGGCCTGCCAGGAACGATCGCATCCGATCGATCAGGATCGCGAGAAGCGCTTCGTGCGTGACGCCATTGACGCCCACTTCGCGGATCGGACCGTTTTGAAAGAGTACCGTGCTGTGATCGGCGGATGTGCCATAGCGCCGCTTGAACGGGTCCGATAGATTGCTCGCAGTGTCGAACCCGCGGAGATCGTAAAGATGGCAGGCACCGCCGGCGCCGGGCTCATCCAAGACTTCGATAGCGATCTGATGGTTCGCCGAGTCGCCTTCGACGATGTGGTCAGTCAGTTTTCGCACTTTCATTCTCCTTGGCGCCGATGCGCTCGGCTCTGCGCCGGCGGATGGTTTCGGCGATCGACAGTTCGACCGGGCCGCCATCCTTTCCGGTCAATTCGACTTTGCGGCCAAATTCCTCGGGCAGCATGCCGCGAAGCAAAAACTGCATCAGGCCGCTGTCGTAGACCGTTTCCCAGCCGACCTGCACGCCCTGGTAGTACACCGGCTTTAGCGTGCCCTCGCGGCAGCGCCTGACCGCGATGTCCTTCAACATCTCGCCGGCCTCTCTCTTGGCCTGGTCGAATCGCGTCTTGTAGGCCGCCGAGATCTTGAGCCACCGGTAATGCAGACGTCGATCAATCTGCGCGGCCGCGGCCGCCTCGGTGATTGAGCCTGTGAGCCGATACGCGGCGAGGAACGCGTCGGCGTTCGCGTGCGCCTGCTTGCGCGGCATTGCTTACTTGGTGAGAGGCGAGGGCGCCAGGCCCTTCGCGATCGCGTAGACGCCGCCGAGGATGAGAGCGAGCGTCGGGTGCGTCGAGACGGCTCCCTGGATTGCCGGGCTGAACAGCGAGATCGCGGTCAGCGAAAGCGTGACGAAGGACGGGATCAGTTTTTTCATATCTCCCTTGTCGATGCGGGCGTCGTGTTTGAAACGCTCAACAGCGCGGAAGAGCTTCAGGTTGCGGACGAGGCCCATGCTCAGGTAGTCGCCACGTCGCAGGGGAAAGTCCGCGAGCTGCTGCCGAATTTATCGGGGGGCAACCCAATTCGCTCCAGCTGGCAGCTCGCGCGACCAGTATCAATCCTACCAATCGCAGGCCCAGTAATCGGTCGGGAACCAGGAGCCGCGCCAGAGCTGGGTGATGTGCCAGCAGTTTCCGAAAGTCGAATCGGGAGGCGGTTGCGTCGGGTCGTTGGGCCAGTAGAGCAGCGGCTCGGCGGGTTGGTGCGAGCACCAGGCCGCGTCGCACCCGAGGCGATTCGTGATCGCGGCCGTGAAGATGGCGCCCAGCGTTCCATCCGGGGTCAGCACCGGGACCAGGTTCAGCTGCGAGCCGGAGACGCGCGTCTGCGTTCCGGGAGGCCCGAAAGCGATCCAGGGCGAGGAAGTCAGGTCGGTCTGGTTTTGCAGGTAGAGCACGCGCAGCGACACCTGGCTGGTGTTGCGGATCTGATCCGGCCGGACCTGGGTCTGCGCGTAGCCGGAGCTCGCCGCGAGGCAGAGCCACAAGATGGCGCGCGCGATCATTTGCGGTAGTCGACTCGCAGGATGTCGCCTGGCTGTGGAGCCGCACCAGGAAGGAACGTCACGGCGGCGCCCGCGAGGGTGAAATCAGAACCAGGACTGAGCCTTAACCCGTTGCGAAAGAAGTGCAGTGAACCCGCCGGATTCGGAGCCGCGGCAAGAGTGAAGGCCACATTCGTGCCATCGATCGCACCCGACGGAATCTCTCCGTCTACAAACGCCGGCGTCGTCGCGCCGGCTGTCGGCTTGACGGACAGCGTCCCGGTCGCGACGTTGGCGCTGACCTGAGTCTGGAGCGAAAAACTGGCCGGGTCGAGTGCGACGCAGATCGGCAGAGGAACCGTGATTCCGCCCGCCTGGAAAGCGATGATTACGATGATCTGATTCGTGCCAGGGCATTGAGGCGCGACTTCGAGACGCGTCTGCGCGACCCCGAGCGCCGCGAAAGCTGCAAGCAGGATGAGTTTCATGGGATCACCTCGATCGATGTTACCGGATGAATTTCCTGCCAACCGTGTCCAGGGTTCTCGATGTCGAGCACGAAAGAGCCGGTCACGCGCACGCGCTGGCCAGGCTTGGGTATCACAATTTTGCTATGGAAGCCCTTGCACGCGGTGACCGCGTCGGACTGCGTGACGGCGCCGACGCAGATCGGCTCGATCACCAGGTTCCCGCCCTGCGCGGCCTTGTTGCGCGCGTTGAGCATGTCTGAGAACTGCGGATCGAGCTTCAGTTGGATGTGACGGTCGCCGTCTTTCTCTTCCTTCGAGTGAACGATGACGCCCGTCACGACGACGCACTTTTTCAGCACCTGAAGGCGCTCGGGGTGGTAGACGTGCTGCCACAGCGAGGCGTCGCATTTCTGCGCGATCGCCGAGACCGCGATCGCAAGGAACAGCACCGCGGCGCGCATCACTTCTTCCAGAAGAATTCGGCGTAGCCGTAGCCGACTTCGAGCGACATGGTGAGAACGTCGCCGGGCTTGTAGGGTGCGCCCTGGTCGACGCCTAAGTCGGGCCGCTGGCGCCGCGCGAGAATGTCGCCGGCCACTTCGTAGAAGAAATTCCCCTGCGAGTCGGTGCCGATGATCGCGTAAACGCGCGGACCAGACTGCGCGTCGGCGAATTCAAAGCGCGACCCTTCCTCGCCGTCCTCGATCACGGTCGCCGAGATCCCGAGCTGCGACGCAAGCACGGCGAGCAGAGCGTCGGCGTCGGCCTTCGAGCTGAACAGGCGCCAGTCGAGCTGCGAGACGAGCGTCAGATAGTTGCCGTTGCCCATGTTGCCGATTTCCTGCACGCCCACGGGCGGCCGCAGAGGCGTCGACGGGACGACGAGCATCGGGTTGGGGCCGGTCGGCGCCGGCGCCGCGTTGGCGAGGCCTGCGAGGGTTGAGGCTGCCTGGAGGGCGGCCGCGGCCGTGGCTTCGAGCTGCGGGCCTTGGACGGATCCTGAAGCTGGAATCATTTTGTTGTCTCCTTACGTTTTTGCTGCGAGTGCCGCGGCCTGCGCCGCCGGCAGGTGTTTCTCGTATCTGGCTTGGTAGTCGCCGTGGTCGACGTCGATGTACCAGGCGATCGAAAGATTCTTGTTTTTCCCGCCCCACAGCCGGAACGCGGCGCGCGCGTTCACCATGGGATCGAGCAGCTCGTTTTCCGAGGTGATGTCGAAGATCTTCTTGCGCGGCTCGGCGAGCGACCCGAACATGTTGATCTGCCAGAGGCCATAGGAGCGATCGCCGGTTTTTTCGTTGCCGTTGAAGGCCGCGGGGTCGCCCGCGCTTTCGCGCAGCGCGATCGCGGTCATGGTCACGGCGACGTGTGGCGGAAAGCCCGCCTGGCAGGCGAGCGCGTAAATCTGATCCGCGGTGAGAATCATCCGGCCTCTCTTGCCCGCGGGGCCGGTCCCATGAAGCTGCGTCAGGAGAAGAGAAACAGCCTTGGAGCACAAGACGCGGCCCGCTGCGTAGCTACTGTTCTAGTCGCCAAAACTGAGGCGTCGCCGAGGGACTTACCCGGAGGGCCCTCGCACCCAGTACGTGGAGCGCGCAGCTCGCGACGCCGTTTGGGGTATAGCTTTACGGCTGGAGCTGGTCCATCAGCTCGAGGATCCGCGCGACTTCGGGATTCTTCTCGAGAAGGTTCGTGAGCTCGGCCAGGCCTGCGTAACGGTCCGCGCGCTTCTCGCAGTCATAGCGCTGTTGCATGATGCGATCGCGAAGGGTGCTTTGGGCCGGATCCGTGGTCTCGCCCCGGGAGCCGCACAGGCCTTGCGTCCGCGCGTTCATTTCCGCGCGCTGCTTCGCGAGTTCTTCCTCGAAGGCGCGTTTGTAGTTGTCGAACATTTTCGTTTTCTCCTTTAGTGCTTGCCGATCCAGGCCTGCGCCAGGTCGAACGCGCGCGTCCCGAGCGCGAGCGCGCTCAGAATTACGCTCCAGATCATCCAGCGGCGCATTTCCATGACGGAGTCCATCTTGGTTTCCAGTCGCGTGAGCCGTGACTCGGTTCCCAGCGCTCCATCGTCGTGCAGTGCCATCTCAGCGTTCACGCCGCGAGGCCCTTCTCGAACGTCTTCATCTTCCGCGGCCCGGTCCGGCCGGTCGATACGACTTCGTCGACGATCTCGGGCGCGACGTGCTTTTCGAGCTTGGCGAGCGTGCACGTGGCGAACTTCGCGAACACAGCGGCGCCGATTTTCTTGATGAGCTTCGCGTAGTCGATGGTCCGCTCGTTGGCGCACAGTCCGAAATTCACCGAAAACCGTTTGCCTTCGACGTTCCACTCCTCGTCGCGCCGGGCGGGGCACAGCTTGAGCAACAGGCCTTCGAGGACTTTGGCGCGCTCGAGCTTCTGTTTGAGCGGAGCGATCGCGATCGCGTATTCCTTCTCGATCAGGCCGAGCTCGTCGGCCATGTCTGCGAGAGACGGGAGCGGCGCGGTCTTTGGCGTGGAAGCCATTACACCGGGATAGTCGCCACTCGCGAATTCAGGCCGCGTGCTGTAGGACCAGGACGGATTTTCCGCGCTGCTTGAGGCGCTGGTAGAGGGTGGTCTTTCCGATCCCGAGGATTCTGGCCGCCTGGTCGATGTTGCCGCTGGTTTCTTCGAGCGCTCGATCGATCGCCGCGGCTTCGAGCTCGGCCAGCCGCAGCGAGTGCAGCGGCTCGCGCCGCGGCGGGTAGCTGCTCTTGCCGCGGGTGAATCCCCGCACCTTCACGCCGTCGGCCAGTACTTCGACTTCCTCGGCCGAGGCCTCGCTCAGATCGATCGCCAGGTCGACGCACTTGAACAGGTTCGCGTTTGCTGCGAGCTCGACGCTCCCGACGCGGATCACGTTCACGATGCCAGCTCCGCTCTGAGGATGGCCAGGATGTCCAGGTGCGTCTGGATGACTTCCTTGCGGCGCCGCCAATGCGCGCGTTTTAAGCGATCGCAATCCTCGGCATAGTAATGGTCCAGGATGGATTTCTGTTCGTCTGTGAGCTGCCGGACGGCCGTTTCCAGGCGTTTTAACAGGTCTGCGCGATCGAGGTCCGATTCGATCGTGGGCTCCGATATCAGGCCGGGCGACCGGGTATTGGTCCGAATCCCTTCGAGCTCGTCGTGATGCCCGAAGAGTCCTACGGCGGGCTCGTCGATCGACGGCCGCGTGTTTTCGGTATAGTGCCGGCGCCGGATCGAGTCGAGCATCGCGCCGCGGATCCTGTGGCGCGCAAACGCCGAGAAGGGGCATCCTCCGTGCCGCTCCGGCTTGTAAACGGTGGCTGCGCGCGTAAGCGCAAGGTTGCCGGTCGCGATCAGGTCTTCGAGGTCAAACGAGGGAGGCAGGCACCGGAAGACGCGCTTTGCGATCGGAGGTACCAGGTCGAGGTGCTGTTCGACCAGGCGGTCGCGTCTGGCGAGAACGCGCGCGCGGCGGCCGGCTTGATCGATCGAAACAACGGAACGCTTCCGACTGCGTGCCATGTGTGACCAGATAGTCGCCACTCGCGAAGAGTCACTCCTGGACGGCGTCGATCTGAGTCTGCAGCTCGATGTAGGTCGCGGTTAGATGGAGCGCCTTAGCCAGCTCGCGGCGCATCTCGGGAGGCATCTTCGCGGCCTCCTCCTGCACCTTGCGGATCGCGAGAAGCCCGACCAGAACGGCGTGCGGGTAGCGCGGAAATGGGTCAGACACAGAGGGGTACTCTGTGCGCGGAGGTACCAAACGAAGGGTCTTCTCCACAAAAAAGCTACGACTGCCCGGTTGAAATCAAGTGTGTACTTTCCGGAATTTCTTGTCAATCGTACAATCGATGAGCCAGGATTGCAGACGTGGCTCAATCGGAGATCCTCAGGGGCGGCATCCGGCTTCCGCGCAGCGCATCGCGCACTGAGCGCGACACCTTCGTCAAGCTCCTCTCCTTCGTCGATCCGGAAGCGGAGCACGGCTTCGGCTTCGAGGGAAAGCTGCTGCGTCCCGGCTCGCTTCTGACTCCCGCGCAGCTCCGGCCCGCCGATCACTTCCCCGAGATTCCGATCGTGCTCGAGTATCTGCCAGGCACGAAGAACGGGCGCCGGCGCGAGCAGCTCTACATCCTCTGGCGGCTCGATTGGTCCACACACGAATGGCGCGAGCTCGGCCGCGCGGTGTCTGAATCGTGGCACTGGGCGAACGACCTGCGGCCGCTGGCCGTGCGTGCGCTGAAGGAAGCGCGCTCCAAGCATGCGCTCGAGCTGCAGCCGGACTTCCCCGCGATCGAGCGCCGCATCGCGCAGTTTCTCGATGCCGAGCTGAAGCCTCTCGAGGCCGGCGATCGCGTGCGCGTGCTCGCCATGCTGCACGATCAGCTGGCGACGAAGCTCCTGCGCTGAGTTGCTGCCGGCAAAATCCGCGATTATGCTGGAGAGGTTTTTTGAGTGGAGCGCCGCTGTCACATGTCGGCGCCCCACGGCTCACGAAAGGCGATCGGTGTGTCGGACAGAACCAGCTTAGATCACCATCGACCAGCGCCGCAACGCGCGCAGCATAAGGCCTCATCGCGTGCAGTGGTAGTACTCTCTCTCTCGAAAATTCGCTTGCATTTTCGCCTAAAGCGGATGTATTCTGCCGTGGCCGGCGTAATTAACCGGCGCGCCAATCCAGACGCGGGTGGGGCATCCCGTTTGCTCCACCTTTCTGGCCGCAGGACGGGAGCGGTATGAAAATTCAAAGCATCGACGATGGTGCACGCTGGCGCGCAAAGGCGACACGCTATACGTTATCGGAAGCAGATGATGCTTCGATTCCTCCCCCAACCCTAAGAAAAGCCGCGCGTTTCCGCGCGCAGAAAGAGCCTAAAACCCATGAGTACTAGACCCAATGCCCGACGTGTGTCCGCTCGGAGGTGGCATCGATGAGAGACGGTCACGAGATCCACGCCGCTCGGATGAGACTCCGCAACCTGCGCAACCTGCTCGCGGCGATCAACCGCTTGCGGATCCCGCGGCACGAGAAGCAGCAGCGCCGCCCGGCGGTCTGGCGCGGCGCCACCCAAGATCGCGACCTGGTGAAGTATCCCCAGCGCGAGCTCGCCAAGCGTCGCCTTCAGGCGGCGAATGGAGGTGCGCGATGAAGCCGACCGAGCTCATGAAGGCATGCGGATCGAAGAGTGGATCCTGGGAGCCTGAGTCACGCGACCACTGGCTGTGGCTGCTTCGCAACGGCGAGGGGCCAGAGCGCGCGCTCGCCTGGGTGAAGCTTAAGTCGATCGGCAACAATTCGCCCTGCGCGATCGACGAGGCCGGCCGCGCTCTCACGATCGACAGCATGGCCGCGGATCTCGGCTGGAGCATGCAGACCGCGAAGAACGTCTGCTCGCTGCTGGTCGAGGAAGGCCGGATCCGAACGCAGAAGGGGCGGCTGTGGTACCGGGCAGACGTGCCCGAATCGAACGCGGGCTCAGTCGACGGCGAGGACGAAAAATACTCTGTACACGGTATTTTTCCGTCCTATCTGCTTGACTTCATTAAGAGCCTCCCTCCGGAAAAGAAGGCCGTCGTCGACGCATACGTCGAGTGGCGCCCGAAGTTCTTTGCCGAAGGTCTTGCTGCTCTCAGAGCCATAGATGAGCGGGTCCAGGATACCACGCTTGCCCAGGTGGGATGCAAGGAAAAAAAGCATCTGCCAAAACGCCGGCAGGATCTTCAGTGGGTCCAGCTCGAGCTCGCGACCGAGCCGAACTTTGTACACGGTACCGGGCACGTGCAGGGGCCGAAGTCTGTACAAAATGGCAACGGCACTTCGCACAAAGTGGCCGCCGCCTCTGTCCAGAATGGTGTACACACCAGCGCATCCTTATTGCCTTCAGCCCCAACCTTAGACTCAACCAAGAGACACGCGACGTCGTCGTCACAGCTACACGCCGACTCTGCTCTCGTAGCTCTCAGGCTGCAGCTCGACGACGACGCCGCTCGCCGCCTTCTCGATCGGACACGGGAAGTCGAAAGATCAATCACACCCCGCGAGCTGGTGCACCTGGCGATCGCAAAACTTTCTCAGATCGACCGGAGGCAAGTGAAAAACCCGGTGGGTCTCCTTCTTGCCGCGCTGCCGAAAGCTGCGACAGGCGGAACGCTGGCAGCTGCTCGAAAAGCCGCGGCCGAGGAAATCGAGAAGGAACGCCGCGCGGCGCAGACCTGGCTTGACGCGGACCCGCGCGACTGGGCCGATGCGATTCCGGTGCTCGAAAAGTCTCAGGCCGACGCGAGAGCCACACTCGCACGGCTCGCCTCCGAATGTGGCCACTCACTCACGAAAGGACAACACGCATGAAACATTGGGACCTGAAACCAGGGGAGCTCGTCACGCTCGTTCGCGGGCGCGACGATCAAACCGAAAATCTGGAAGGCGGATGGAAGGGTAAGCCCGCGGTGTTCCGCTTCCACACGACGCGGCTGTGTTGCTTCGAGACCATCGATCTCGATCCGGACGCGCCGCCGCGGCTGCTCCAGTTCGAGGCCTGCGACGACGGCTCGCTGATCGAGCTACCGGAGATCGGCTTCAAGAAGCGCTGGCACGTTGTCGGGCCCGATCGGCACACCCGAACCGTGGCGCGCGAGCCCTTCGGCCAGAAGCCGCACTTCACCATGGGCGAGCGAGGGATCAAGGCCGCGCTCGCGAAGGGAGCCGGCGTATGACGAACCGCGAATGGCGCCTGGTCGAGCGCACCTTCATCCGCGCCCTGCAGACGATGGCGCGCACCTGTGAGCGCACGGGCCGCACTCCTCAGGAAGTCGCGGACTTCATGATCCACGATCGCGAGACGGCGATGGAGCTCCGAGCGCGCACCGACCTGTGGCTCGCCCGCGAAGGCCAGCAGCTGGCGTCTGCCGCGCATTCAGCTGGCGCGCAGTCGGAGGGCGTATGAGCGAAGCAACCCTCCGTCCGGCGATAGAGCCGGCTGCCGGCGGCGAAGGCAACCTGATCAAAGTCGCGCCCGGCGACGTCGTCCGGCTCAAAGACGCCGAGTCGATCGCGGACTGGGCCCGCGGCGGCACCTTTCGCGTCGGCGAGGTAAAGCTGTGGGGCGTCATCGGCTGGCAGGTTAAAGAGCCGGGCGAATGGCGACCCGTAAGCGCGTTCTGGCACCAGATCGCCGGCATCGAGGAGCAGCCATGCCCATAAAGCCTGAGCTCCGCTACCTGTACGGAAAAGAGTGGCGCTACGTCACGCGGCCGCGGATCCTCGCGCGCGCCGGCGACAAGTGCGAGCAGTGCGGCAAACCACACCAGAAGACTGTCACCGTGATGAGCCTCTCGGTCGGCGGCCGGCTCGTCCAGTTCTGGCGCTCCTCGCCGCGGCTTTGGATCCGCTGTTCCGATCGCGCGACGTTCCCCGCGAAACCCTTCGAACGCGCCTACTGGAAAGAGGGGCGCGCGCATGACGTCTTCGTGCTGCTCACCGTCGCCCACCTGAACCACGTCTCCGGCGACGATCGCGACGAGAACCTGAAGGCACTCTGCCAGTGGTGCCACCTGAACTACGACAAGCTCCATCACCACGAAACGCGCGCGACGCGTAAGGATGCGAGCCGCCCGCTTTTGGCCGATGCGATGGCTGAGCTTCAGCCTCAGCTCGAAGCGCTCGACGCCATGAAGTCTGCCTACAAAAAAGTGTTTGGAGGGAACCATGCCGGTTGATTTCAAGGATCCGCAAAATCCGATTGAGTGGCAGGCCGCGGTCGACGCGGCCGAGGCCTATCTGCTGTTCGACAGCGCGACGAAATACGGTCTGGTCCGCGGCGGGCCCGTCGTGAACGTCCACCGCTGCGAGTACCTGCTCGCCAAAGGCAAAGAGCGCGGCGTCGTCCCGCTGCGCGAGAACGTCGACAACTGCATCGCCGCGATCGTGGCGCCGCGGCTTGGAGATTCGGTATGAACGAGAGCCACTACAAATTCGAATGCGTCTGCGGCGTGCAGATCCAATCGCACGCCGCTGAAGGCACCTGCGCGGCGTGCGGGCGGGACTGGCGGATCGAGCGCGAGGCCTCCGGCGTGGTCAAGACGCCTCCCCAGGCGAAGGTAAAGGCGGCCGCGTCATGATAAACCGCATCGTCGCTGGACTCCTCGGATTCTCGGCCGCGTTCGTAGTCGTCTGCGGCGCCGCGCTCGCCTGCGCGCTGCTGCTCTGGTGGGCCGAGCGCGCCGCGCGTGCCTCGCGGATCCGCGAACAGCGCGAGCTGCAGCGCTCGGCCGAGCGCGCGGGAGGTAAGGGGTGAGCAAGCCGAAAATGCCACGTCGTTTCTGGACCGAGGCCGACTGGAAGCTGCTTGCAGAGATCTACCCGTCGCGCCCGAATCCGGAAGTCGCCGCGCGGCTCGGTCGAACAGTCGCTGCGATTTACAATGCCGCTCAGAAATCGGGTCTCGAAAAAGATCGCGGTGCCTACTGCTGGCTGCGCAAAGGTCAGCATCCCGCACCAGGTACGGAAGTCGGTCGATTTCCGAAGGGTCACGTCCCGGCAAACAAGGGCCTGCGGCGTCCCGGCTGGCACGCTGGCCGGATGAAAGAGACGCAGTTCAAGCCAGGCGTGCGGCAGGGGATCGCAGCTCGCAACTGGGTTCCAATCGGGACGATCATGCCGGACGCGGACAGCTATCTGCGGATCAAAGTCCGCGAGGCTCGGCCTGGTGAACCCTGCGGATACGGGAACACAGACGCATGGCCACAACTCCATCGCTGCATTTGGGAACACCACCACGGCCCGATCCCGGCCGGTCACATTGTCGTGTTCAAAAGCCGCGATCGCTCCGACTGCTCGATCGAAAATCTCGAGCTCATCACAATGGCGGAAAACGCGCGTAGAAACCGGATGTGGGGCCGGCTGCCGCGCGAGCTCGCCGAGGTAATCCAACTGAACGGTGTCTTAAAACGCAAACTGAGGAGGCTCACGAATGGCAAGGAACAAGCTGGCAGATCTGAAGGATCACCTGTTCGAGACGATCGAGCAGCTGAAGGATCCCGACAAACCGATGGACCTGGCGCGCGCTCGCACGGTTAGCGAGGTCGCTCGCACGATGATCGAGCTCGCAAAGGTTGAGGTCGACATGGTGCGTGCGGTCGACGGCCGCGGCGTTGAGGGCGCGTTCTTCAACGTGCCGGCGGAATCGCGCGACCTGCCGAAGCTCGCGCCCGCGGCGGCGCCGGCGAAAGCGATCGCGGCGCGCGCGAACGGGGAGGCGGCGCATTGACTTCCGCCCACATTCATTCTGGAGGAAACCCTGAAGACATCTGCGAGATCGCGCAGCTCATCCAGGATACGCGCGGCTACATCGTGATCGGCAGTTACGCGCCGATTCCGATCGGCTACGTCTTCTGCGGTCTCATGCATCCCACCGGCGACCGCGTCGACTGCACGGTTGCCGTGATCGGGCAAACAGATGAACAAGACTGGATCGAACAGCTCAAGGTCGTGAGCGATTATCCCAGCACGGCGCGCTATCCCTACTACGTGCGCGCGAAGGCTGAGTGAGGTGCATTGATGGGCAACTTCGACGTTCCAGGATTCGAGTTTTACGACCAGGCGAGCAAGCGCCAGATGAAATATGTCTATCCCGATACCGCGCACTGGACCGCCGGCTGGATCCTCTATCGAAATCCCGGCGACGGCCAATGGGTAACGCTCCGCAAAGCCACCGACGACGACATCAAGGCACTCAACAGAGCGGTAGTCGTTGCGCACCACGGGAGGGTGCCCGACGAGTGATGTGAAGTTTCCGCCCCCCCTGTTTGGCGTGGACTTGCGTCGCGGGGTGGGCGATTTTTAGGGCCGGCCTCGCACAGGCACGGCTCGGGGCAGGAATGGCCGAAAACGCGAAAATCCGGCCGTTTCTGCCCTTTTTTCGTGCTTTTCCCCCCTGGTTTTGTGCCGATACCTTCAGGATGTGGTGCTAGGAAACGGGCCTGGCTAAGTCCTTTATTTGCGTGAGTCCGTAGAGGGGCTGGAAAAGGGCTTTCGGCACAGGCCCACGATCAGGGCCAGAACCGATTCGGATACCCAGCGAGCAGTCCCCAAACGTCCAGGTAGAGCATCCTCGCTTGGAACTTCAGGAAGTGCCACCACAGCCTCACCACATCGCGCATCGCCTCTCTATCCTCGCTTAATCGCGCGCACGACGGTTGCAACCCCGCGATCACTCACAACGGCCGCTACTGACCGACGCGGCGAAAAATCGGAGAGCCGCACCCAGCGCACCGATGGCGCTGAAACAGCGCGGAACCCTCGCGATCGAGCACCGGATAACCCCAGCCGACCGTCTGTGAGATGCTGCGCGGCAGGCCACAATACGCGCAGTAGACGCCCCACACGTTGAAGCCCGGCCGCTGCTGAGCGAGCACGATGTCGCCTTTGCGGGGCTCGTATCGAATGAACGAGGCCGGCATCGCTCTATCCTCGCTTAATCGCGCGCACGACGGTGTTGAGCGGGACGCCCAGCTGCTTCGCGATCGCGCGGAACGTGAGGCCCTTGGCTCGTAGCTTGCGGGCGCGATCGCGGTCGAACACGCGGCGCGGCCGGTGAGGCGGCAGGTTCTTTCCCGATCGCGACTGCCGCGGCTTCCCTTCCCCGACCTTGCCGGCGTCGAAATCCTTCCTGTACTGGTTGACGCCGGCGGTCACGCGCTCGACGATCAGCGCGCGCTCGAATTCGGCGAAAGCGCCCATGATGTGCAGCACAAGGCGCGACATCGGATTGCGCTGGTCGGTGTCGATGTTCTGCGTGATCGCGATGAAACGCACGCCGAAGGTGTCGAGCGCCTGGATGTTCGCGGTGAGCTGCTGCATCGATCGCGCGAAGCGGTCGAGCTTCCACACCAGGACGACGTCGACCTTCCTCAGCCTGGCGTCGGCCATCAGTCGATCGAACTGCGCGCGCTTCTTCACGCTCGAGGCCTGCTCGGTGTACTCGATCGAGCTCCAACCCATGCGCTTCGCGTAGGCGCGGAGCTCTGAGAGCTGCATCTCGTTGTTCTGGTCCTCGGTTGAAACGCGCGCGTAGATGGCGGCCGTGATCGGCTTCGAAGGTGTCACTGCTCTTTTAGTCGCCGGTTTCACGGCTTGGCTCTGCGCTCGGCGATGCGGAGGCGCGCGTAGTAGCGCGACGCGTTGAAGTCTCGCAGGCGGCGCGTGATCTCTCGAGAGAATTCAAGCTCGGCGCGGTTGAGAGGGCGCCTCTCAAGGGGGGATTTTGTACAAAGTACGGAGCCGAACTGCCTCGGCTCCGCACTCGCACCAGAGGAGTCTACCACGGTTTCGGCCAGATGCAAACCGGCGTTTCCACGCCTTTCCACGCATCCGCCCACGCTATGCGTGGAAGCCTTGTGGTCCGCGATCGCGTCGGCGAGCGCCTGGGCGATCGCGCGGACTTCGGGAGTCATTTGCGCGGCTCCGGTTTCTTCGCGGCTTCGCGCGCGGCGATGACGCGGCAGATCAGGACGAGCGCGCGAGCTGGGACCTTGCGGACCTTCTTCACTTGCGGCCTCCCGTCTCGTTGATGCACAAAGTCGCGGCGATGCAGCGCACGTCCTCGAAGCTCGCGGTGATGTGTAGTCCCCTGCCCCTGGCGGCCTCCTGCGCGGCGGCGGCGATGTCGATCGCGCTCTGGTAGCAGCGCGCCATCACCTGAGCCACGTCCTCGCCTGCGCCGTTCATGCGCTGCGGCGCCGGCGCTGGGGCGGCCGGCCAGGGATGGGGAGGTAAATCCGGTTCAGCTTGCGGCCGCGGCGCCTGGGCTCGCGGACTCGGCGGCGCGGCCGCTCCTTCGCAGGAATGAGCGTATTGTACATCCCACTGGCCGGGGCCGTATTTGACGATCGTGAACGGCTGGCCAGGCGCCAGGCGCAGCGAGTCGATCTCCTGGGCGACTGCCAGGTCGAAGTAGGCGCGGCGCCCGTCGGCGAGCGTGTACATGATCTGATCCGGGGCTCCGGGGATGCGCGACGTCACGCGCTTGCCGCTTGAGTACTTGAGCGCGATCGTCTGCGGCTGGCCGTTGACCAGCGTGAACCGTTCGGGCGGCGGCGTGGTCCTGCCGTTGGGTTGCGGGTAGTTGCCGGCGAGCATTCTCATACCTTCCTCCGGGTGATCATCATCAGGACGGCGGCGGCGAAAAACGCGACGCCGATCGCAAAGCAGGCGGCCTGGAATGTGGCGATCATGCCGCGCTCCGTTCCGCGTGGCAGGCGCAGGCGCACTTTTTCGGGCCGATCAGCAGCTCGTCGTGATAGCCCGCGTTGCAGGCGTCGCAGGCCTCGCCCGAGTCGTCGATCCCCGTCTCGTTTAAACCGAGCTGGGCGGCCGTGATTCCCCAGCGCGGATCGAAGGCGCCCAGCGGCGCCGGATCTTCGCGGCGATCGTGGACCGCGCAGTCGTCAGAGTCTTTGCCCGTGCCGTGGCAGGCCAGGCAGGTTTCAACGCGTTGATATTCGCGCTGGAGGCCGCGCGTGGTGAAGTAGCCGCCTGGAACGTAGCGGGAAAACTCGCCTTCCCCGTCGCATTTTGCACACGGGCGGCATTCGCATTCTCCGTCGTAAGCGCTTAAGGTGCTAGTCTGAGTTTCAGACATCGTGAGAGCCCAACCCTTTCTCGGTGTTTAGGACCTGGAGGCGGCTGCAACCGTCTCCAGATCCGCTTCAACTTACGATCCCATTATAACCATGAGCGCTTATGGATCGCAAGATGCATTTTTGCCTTAGTACCTTGCCTGTCCATAATCGCTTACGGTAGAATCTCGCCATGGCGAAACGAAAAAACCCTGCGGCTGTCGCTCTCGGCCGAAAGGGCGGCCAAGTTCGCGGCATAGCGAAAGGATTCGCTCTGCTGTCTCCCGAGCGCCGCCTGGAAATTGCGCACCAGGCCGTGGCGGCGCGCGAAGCGAGACGCAAGTCGAAGGTGAAGACGAAGGCATGAAGACTGTGATACTCGCGGTGTTTGCTGCCGGATGCTGCACAGCGCAGATTCCAGCAAGCCAGCAGACGGAGGGGTATCTAAACGGTCGTTTTTGGCGGGCTCTCGATCACAACGAGAGGCTTCATTTTGTGATCGGCTACATGGAGCACTGGGGCTGGTCAGAAAACGCAACGACGACAAGCTCCAAGCCGCGCGCCACAATGGGCGAATTGACCACGGGAATCGACAAGGTGTATGAAGCGCCCGAAAACGGGCAGCTTCCCATCGCAGTCGCCCTGGCCGCCTTCAACATGCGACTGATCGGCAAGTCCGAGGCCGAGGTAGCGGAGTTTCTGCGTAAAATCCGAGCGATATACAACCCGCCCCAGTGACCCGCGCTGGCAGCGGCGAGTACACTAAAACGGTGAAGAACATCGATTGGGTCGCGGCGCTATCATCCTGCCAACTTTCGACCGTTTTTGAAACTCTCCGGATGCAGATCCAGGAAGATGTCAAGGCGCGGAAGGAACAGCTCCAAGGCCAAGCGGACTATTCCTACACCTACATCGGCAACGGCTCTAGTTTCGCCGTCGCTGCGGCGGGCAATCGGATCTCAGGCAAGATCGTCAAATTCGCGCTGGCCGACAACGCCATCGTCGTGGCTGACGCCGACGACAAGGTGCTCTTCCAGGCCACGCTGACCCTGAACGACGACGGCGAGTGCCGCTTGCTCATCGACGGACAGGAACGCGAATTTTGGCAATTCAGGAAGCGGGCGCTGGAAGGCCTGCTGTTTCGCAATCCCCGCCTATAGTTACTGCGCCGCCGCGGGCTGCGCGGCTTTCTGCAGCTTCCGCAGCTCGAACAGCGTTTGATCGATCGATTCAGGCGAGATCTGACCGGTTTGGTTCAGCTTGAGCTCTTTCACCAGCGCCCCGAGGTGCTGCTGCTGTTCCTTGAGCGGCAGCATAGCCAGGTCCTGGTGTGAAATCCCCGCTTCGTCGAGCACGTGAGCGAGAGCCGTAGCTTTCTTTTGACGGGCGATCGCTTCGAAGTCCGGACTCGCAGGTTTCGCCGCGACTTTCGAGGTGTCGACGCCCAGCTCGTCGGAAAGAGCTTTCGCCGCCGCGATCGCGCTGGTGTCGGGCGTGATCGGCTGGCCGGATGCTTCCGGGAGGGCCTTCGGCAGCCTGCGGCTCATCACGCCCGTCGGCAGCTCGGGGCCGCCCATCTCGGTGGGCCAGCTGAAATCCGCCGCGGCGGGATGAGGCATGTCGACCACTCCGGCCATCGGAGGAGCCTCGGCCGCGGCGGCCTGTTCCTTGAGCGCCTGCAGGCGGGCGATCACGGCATCTCTGCCGCTTACAAGTCCGGCTCCCATTTGCCGCAGGCCGTTCTTCACCAGCGTTTTCGTCCCCAGCGCCGTCGCAATGCCGACCGCTGGACCACCGAAATGCTCAGCCGCTACGGTCGCCGCCGCTCCACCTGCGGTTTTTGCCGCGCCCTTCAAGACGTCCGGAGCTGCGGCCGTCACTCCCGTTGCCGCGGCATCCGCCGCGCGGGCGACAGCCTGGCCTGGTGGCGTTGCGAGTCCAGCTTCCCCAGCTCCCACGGCGCCGCGGGTCAGTAACGCCAGATCGAGCGCGACCCCAGCTGGGTCTTTCTTCGCGGTTTCCAGGGCCTGGTCGTAGCTGCCGTAGCGCTGCTTGATGTTGTTCCACCAGCCTTTGACTTCCTCGACTGGATCCGGAGCCCAGGGCTTTCCGGTGTCGCCGTCGATGAGTTGTTTGTTTTGCGGATCGACGCGGAGGTTCGGCGCCCCAAGTCCGGGCCGCGGAATGTTCTGGATCGCGCGGAGAGCCGAAGAGGGCAGGTTGCGCGCGGCTTCTTTGACGCCATTCCAGAACGCGCTGGGTGTTTGTTCGGGCAGCGGCTCGCTGTTCGCAATGCCGAGACCTGCCGCTGGAAGAGGCTGGGAATCCGAAATACTGAGCTGCTGGTCAGCCATCTTATTGCTTCGAGATCGTTCCGTCCGCGGCCTTCATCCACTTCGACCCGTCGGTCAGGGTGTGGATGCCGGGGTTCACGGTTGCGGAGCTCAGCAGCTTCTTCACCGGGTCCGGAACGGTAGCCGGGCCATTGTTGGCTGCATCGAACTTCATCGGAGCGAAGTTCGATCCATAGGCCTGATTGATCGACTGGACCTCGCGCGTGTGCTGCATCGAAGCGCCCTGGGCGAGCTGCGCGTGCAGGGCCTTCATGTCGTTGAGGACGTCGTTCGGAATGGGTTGGCCTTCCGTCCATCCCTTCAACTTGCCCTGGATTTTGTCGAGCAGGCTTCCCGCGGTTCCGTACTGCGCGATTTCGGCCGAGTTGATTCGCTTGATGCCGTTGATCGCGTTCAGAGCGCCGACGCCTACGAGGGGAACATTGGCACCAGCTGCTTTGTTGCCCGAGGAAGCCATGTCGAGCACTTTCTGGACCTCCTCTGCGTGCGTGAGCGCATTGGCGAAAGTCGTGCCTGACTTCTGGTAGTCAGCGATGGCTGTCGGTGCGAGGTGAGGCGGAACGTTTGCGACCGCTCCGGTTCCATTCATGGCGCGCGCCGTGGCGACCGCCTGCTGAATCTTCAACGGCGTAGTAGCCTTTTCGACAGAGATCGCGTCCGCGACTTTCTTCTGGCGGGCAGCGTCACTGAGAGACGCGGTATGTTCGGCGGCCGTTTTCACGATCCCCGCCGCGCCTTCCACATTTCCGGACTGGATCATCGCTTGATAGGCGGCCTTCAGAGCCGTATTGGTCTGCGGGTCGAGCTTGGGATCGAGCGCCAGATCGATCGCGGCCAAACCCTTCGATGGATCAGTCTGAGACTGTTTCATCAGGTCAGTGATCATCTGCTTTTTCTCGGCTTCGGCCTGGACTCCAGGGAGGGCGGCCGCGGACGTGACGGCTTCCCGGTTTTCTTTGGCGACGCCGGTGGCGGCTTCGGTAGTTTTCGCCTGCGCCGTTTGCCGCTCGATCGCTTCCTTTGCGAGATTTCCGCCGTAGTCGAGCGTCGCCTTAAAGGCCTGTAGCGTCTTGTCGTCGGTCGATCCGAAGGTCTGTTGCGCGGTCTGGAGCTCCTGAGGAGGAAGCCACTGCTGAGCTTTTTGCCAGAATCCCGACATCGCGGCGTCGCGTTGTTCAGGAGGAAGCTGCGAGATCCCGTCGACGGCGCGGCTAAGCTGCTCGTGGTGCGACATCGCGAGCTCGTTCTGGGTTTTGGCGTTTCCGAGTAACCCGGTAACCAGTGTTTCGTGCGACTGTTGCGCGGCCTGAACCGCGGGCACACGCGCGCCGTAGGAGATCGCGAGCTCGGGCAGCTTGTCGAAATCGCCGTTTGATTCGGTGAATGCGCGCCGCAGCGCGGTCTGGTCCTGGAACGCGGCCTGCTGCTCCTGGGCTTTTTGCTGGAGCGTCTGAGCCTGCGCCATGCGCTCGGCCTGCTGGGCCTGCATGTCGGCCAGCATGATGCGCCGCTTCAGTGCAAGCGTCGGATCGATCTCGACGGGCCGGGGCCCTGCTGCGATCTGTGAAAGTAAGCCGCCCATTTATGCCGGCACCCCCCAAGGATTGAGACCCTGCATCGCAGTCGCGAGCCCGTTGATTCCGGTCGACGGATCATAGGCCACACTGCCCTGCAGGTGGAGAGCATCCCCACTCGGCGCAGGCGGACCATACGGCATGCCCCACGGGTTGCCCGGCCCGGTCATCATGCCGCCGATTCCGACTCCGCCCCATCCGCCGTTTCCGCCCGAAGTATTTCCGCCGAACGGCATCGCGCTGAACGCGTTGCCGATTCCCGAGGCCGCTCCGCTCCAGGCGTTCGCCTGGCCCATCTTGCCGGCCGCGTAGCCCTGCGCGCCCTGCATGTAGAAGTTGCCGGCGTTGACGTCGCCCTGCATCTGGTAGTTCTGCGCGGCTTCGGTGCCTCCGAGCTGAAAGCCTGCTTTGCCAGTCAGCAGATTCGCGTCGATGCCGGCGCCCTGCATTCCGAGGTTGGAGCCGTACTCCGCGGTTCCGACGCCCATGTTGCCGGCATATTGCGCCGCGCCCATGGTGTTAGAGTTGTAGAGATTGCCGTAGTTCTGCGTCGCCTGGTCCGCGAGTCCGGAGGCCTGCAGGCCCTGCTGGCCGAGCGCGAGCGCGCCGCCGAGATTCGTGTTGTACGCGTTGAGCGAATTGTTGAAAGCGTTCTGGTAGTAGGTCGAGGCGACCCCCTGGCCGTACTGCGTGAGCGCCTTCAATGCCCCGCCGGTGGCTGCGCCGCCGCTCGCCCCGAACTGCTGCGTAAGGCCGTTGAGGCCCTGCTGCATCTGGAATTGGAAGCCGGGCGTCGCCTCGGCCTCGGCCGCGGTGGGAGCGTGGAACCCCTGGCCGACCAGCTGCCCGGCCGCGTTGATCCCGCCCTGGCCAGCCTGCAGGTAGGGATTGAGACCCTGCATCTGCTGGTTGTAAAGCGAGTAGTTGTTCTGGTTGGCGTCGTCGCGGGCGCCGTAGATGCCGGAGATCGCCTGCTGGCCGGCCTGGTTTACGCCGTATTGCCCGGCCTGCACCGCCTGGTCGACGCCGCCCTTGGCCCAGTCGTAATCCTGGGCGCCGCCGGCGACGGCACCGCTGATCGCCTGGTTTCCGCCCCAGGCGTCCTTTGAAATCTGATTGCCGCTGTTGTTTCCCGCGGCCTGGATCGCGCGCCCTGCTTTGTTGGCCGCAGAGCCGCCGAAGATTCCGCCGATGAGGGAGCCGATCCCCCCGATGATGGGTGCAATGAATCCTGCCACGCCGTTCTCGCTGAACAGCGCTTTCTAGGGAAGTGCGCAGGAACCGAACCCACTGGTATAGTCGCCACTCGTCAGGAACTGCCGGGGAGCCGGCGCTTGATGTACTCAGGCCCCGCGCCTGGCCGGCTTCCGAGCAGCAGCTCGATCACGGCTTGCGTAATCCGGATGCTGGCCGTCGACGGCAGAATGTTCGCCTCGATCACGCCCTGCGTCGCCCGCACGTTCGCGGTGGAGGGCAGGATGTTGGCTTCGATGACGCCCTGAGTCACGCGGGCTTTCGGGCTTCCGGGGTTGGGATAGGTCGGGGACGTCATCGGAGGAATGTCGATCGTCACCTCGTCGATTTCGGCCGAGTTCAGCGCGCCGCCGGCTTCCCAGCGCACCCAGTTGCAATCGCTCGCGATCGTGCCGCCGTGAGTTCCCAAAGTGGCACCGACCACCTGGTCCGTTGCGAGCGAGCCCGAGAGAATCAGCTCGCCGTCGGCGTACACACTGAACCCGATCGTGACGAAGTTGATGCCGCCGATGACGGATGCGCCGAGCGAGACATCCACCTCGAAAAAGATTCCGAAGCGCTGATCGGCGCGCTGCTGCAGTACGCCGCCATCCCCAGGAGCGTGCAAGCCGGTGTTGTCAATCAAACCCGTCCCGAAGCTGCCGCGGGTGCCCGACGCATAGATCGAGAAGCTGTAATCGGATTCCTGCTGGAGCCAGCCGAAGATCACGAAGGCGTTTTGGTCGACCGCGTCCCACTGACCGAAGGCGACCATGCGGCCGCAGGCAATCGAGGCCGTGTGCTTCCAGGAAAACCACGCATTCACCGCGGGGATCGGCGCCGAGAAACCGTCGAACAGAATCGAGCCTTCGCGCATCTGCCAGGCGTTGCCGGCGTTTCCGTTGATGCCCAGATGGACGCCAGGCGTGACGACGGATCCGCTGCCTCCGACGATGAAGCCGGGCACCGAGGTCGCCCCGACAGTCAGGGCGTCGAAATTCTGGTAGACGATGGCCATCAGGCGACCAGGTTCACGCCGAAGGGCGTCCCGTTAAACCCGGCCTGGGTCCACAGCGCGAACGTGGCGGGATCCAGGTCATAGGCGAAGTGGTAGTAGATGTACTCGTCGCCCACCGAAAACGTGTCGCTCGACTGCGACGCGCCGCCGGCGCCGACGACTTGCTTGAACTGCTTGGTGCCTTCGTCATCTTTGCGCGCGCGGAAGCTCAGCACGACGCCCTGGATGGTGCCCGTGAATCCCGGAATCGATTGCCAGTTGTAGATGTCCTGCTGGCCCACGGTCGAGCTTTTCACGTAGGTCGTATCTTCGTCGGGCGGCACTTCGTTCAACATGTTCCAGTGCGCCGCGCCCGGGCTCGGCGTCCACTGGATCGTGGCCGTGTCGCTGGCGGGGAAGATCGGCTGAATCTTGATGTCGCCCATCCAGGTGCTGAGCGGAGTTGCCTTCGCTACGCCGTTGACGAGCACGGTCCCGTCGCTGTCGACAATGTAAATATCCGAAAACACATGCGACGACGTGGCGGCCGGTCCGGCGATCTCCCATCGGTTGATCGTCGCGGTCTGAAGAAGCAGCTGCGTCGTGCTCACGCCGGTGTTGGTGGTTCCCTGTGCGACCTGCACGCCGTTGACGCGGATCGTCGCGGTGACTGCCACGTTTGAACCGAGCGCGATCCCGGTGACCTGCAGCTCGACGTAGTACTTTCGCCCAGCATGGGCCGAAAAGCTCGACGTGCCTCCGCTCGATCCGCTGCCGGGCGCGACGTTTGACCCGCACGCGATCGAGAATGTTCCGTCGGCGTTGAGCTGGCAGGTCACCAGTAGCGTCCCGGCGTGGAACCCGTTGATGAGCGAGGCCGCCTGGATCGAGCCGCCGGCCTGGCCGAAATAGATCCGCGCTCCCATCGTCCAGCCGCCTTTGTGTGTGAGCGTCTTGCTGAGCGCGCCGCTGTTCAATCCGCCCGCTACCAGCTCGACTCCGAGGCCCAGGAAATTTCCCCTGGTGGTGTCGCCGGTGACCAGGTGGACCACGCCGCCGGCCGCGGTCCAGTAGTCCGTGAGAAATGCTTCGTTTCCGACCGGGCCGTATCGCCCGAAGGATTCCGCGTATCTTAAAGCCATAGAGTCACCTCAGGTCTGAAGCACCACGCGCAAATTAGACCCCTCGATCGTCGCGCCCACCTGGACGACGACGGCCTGGATGTAGCCGTCCGGCGAGAACGGCTGGAGGTCGGTCCAGGTGAAGCCCATCGTCGGCAGCAGATTTCCGTTGGCGTCGAGTGCTGTGGTGCACAGCGGCAGCATGTTGGGCGGCCACTGGATCGCCTTGTTCGAAAACGTGAGGAACGGCATCTGCCGGCCATCGGGCGCATTCGCCGCCGAGAAGCTCGCGAAGTTGCCGGCGTCGATCACCAGGATGTCGATCAGCCGCACCACATTTGCGAGGCTCACCCAGCACAGGTACACCACAATTGCGGCGTTGGCGTCGACGGTTCCGTTCGGCCCGGTGTAGGACGTCGCGCCCGTCGGCGCCGTGTCGACCTTGGCGTAAGCCGTGCGGATCGTTTCCCAGGCCTGCGACGCGTCGGCCTTGTTGGTCTGGCCGCCAGGGACGAGCGACCCCGAGATGTTGAGCGAAATGTAGGCGGCGCCGCTCATCGTCCGGAGGCCAGGCGCAGGCGGGGTCGATCGCGTCGCGTTGATAGGCGGCGCCAGGTTCTGCAGCAGCGAGACGCCGGCGCCGTTGATCGAGAGCGCCGCGACGGCCATGTTATCCCAGAGAAACTTCAGCAGCTGCGGGCCCGCGGAGACGTCCAGGTTCGCGAGAAATTCTTTGTTGATGAGCCGGTAGAAGTTCTGCGCTGTGTGCGCGTTGAGCTTCGAGCCGTACTGGGCAAAGCCCGACGCGCCGCCGCTCGCGTGCCTTGCAAGAGTCACGGAAAAGTGCGTGTCGTCGGTGGGCACAATCTTGGTGATCTGGTCGATTTCGTAGCTGTAGGCGCCGCTTACGATCGTCGGATCGTTCCAGACGACGAAGTCCCCGACTGCCCACTGCCGGCCGAGGGTCGCCGCGGCGCCCGTTCCCGTGCCGCCGGTGACGGTCAGAGGGGCGCGCAGGTTGTAGCCCTGGACGGTGAGAGTAAAGCCGGTGACCACGCCGGCGGTGACGACCGCGGTCCCCTTCGCCGGCCGCCCTTGCCCGTTCGAGCTCGAGATCGTGAGCGTGTCGCCGTTGGTGTAGGCGGATCCCCCCGTAACTTGTACGCCGAAGCGTGACAGGCCGGTGAGGGTCGCGTTGAAGGTGATGGGATCCGTGTGATTGTCGGTGGTGCCGGTGGCGTACCAGGCGACGTCGGTCTCGTCAATCGAGGGCGCCAGGATCGTGAGCTGGTTCGATGCGCCAGGCGATTGAGACAGAAAGCGCTTCAGCAGCCAGAACCACTGAATCCACGGCTTTGAAAAACGCGTGGCTTGCGCGTTCTTGAGCAACGTCACTATGTCGGGCGGCGGCTGCTGCGGATCCCCGAGCTGCTGGGCATCCAGGATCGGCTGCGGGATCGGTGGATCGATGAGCTGAACGGTCGGTCCGCCGGAGGCCTGCGGCGTGAGCGACTGCAGCGCCTCGATCGTGAGCGTCGCGTAGCCTTCCGGCCGGATCTGAAAGATCAGCTGCGGCGTGGTGCTCATCGCGGCCAGTCTCCCGAGCGTTCGACGTCACGCCAGCGCCGCGAAAGCTCGCGGGCGAGCTTCACGTCGAAGATTCCGCGACGTTCCTGCTCGGCAAATTGGTTGTAGACGCGCGCGAAGGCGTTCATCAGGTCTGCCAGCTGGTCGACGTCGGCGGCCGCGGCGGATCCGCCCAGCGCGAGCAGAAACATGCGCCGGAGCATTTAGATCCCCGCCGTTGCGTTCTTGTACCGCGCGTAGCCGTCGATCCAGCACTGAGCCAGATTGTCGGTGGTGCTGAGCTTGTAAGCCCGCTTGCGTGACATTCCCATGCGGCGGAAAACCGCGCGATCGGGCGAGCTGCCGCCTGGCCCGGTCTGAAGAGTGAGCGGAGTCCCGAAGTTCTGGCCGCCGTCGTTTGAGATCGCGAGCGACCAGTTGCGCGTCTGGTTGTACGGGCCGCCGTAGTGGAGCTCGAGCTCGATGTGCGTCGTGAAGCGGTTCTCTTCCGAGATGATCGGCGTCGTGCGCGAGAACGTGATCGCGGCGCCGGCATCCTGGAAGACGTTGATGCTCGACGTGTAGAGGTTCCCCGCGCTGTCGAGCAGGTAGTGCTTTCCGAAAGCCCAGGCGTGGTACAGGCCCAACTGCGCTGCCGTGGTTCCTCCCGAGGCCCGCCGGTGCCACAGGTTTTCTGTGGCGTCGTAGACGACGGTCTGGTTCGCAGTCGGGGAGGTGAGCACGTAAAAGTCGTGCCCGTTTTCCTGGTAGCTGTAGCCGATCGCGTCCGAGATATCCGAGCCCGAAATCGCCCAGGAGCGGAGGATGTTCTCGATCGCGTGAGTCGAGATGCGCTTCGGGATGTATCCCTCGGCCCTGTAGACGACGCCCACGCCGCGATCGTCGCCGCCGAGCCAGTAGAGCGACCCCTTGATCGCGACCACGCTCAGCGCGGCGTAACAGCCTTGCGAGATGAAGGCGCCGGGCACGCGCTGGAAGGGGAATGGATTCAGCGCGCTTCCGCCGGTGTCGTACCACACCTCGATTGAGCGCTTCGCGAGTAACCAGAGCTCCTCTGGACCTGGTCCGGTGTTCGAGCCAGGCGTGTGAACCATCTGCAGCTGGTCGGGCGCCCCAGTCTTGATCGCGAACTGCAGCGGGTCCCAGGTCGAGCCGTCGAAAATCTTGGACAGGTTGAACTGCGTGCCGTCGATCGTGAAGATCGGGATCGGGTCGGAGTTCGAGCCAGGCGGGATCGGCGGCCGGAGCACCACGCCGTACCCGTCGATGCACCCGACACCCACGCCCGAGATGACGGCCGGCGGCGTCGACGTGGATCCGTCGACGTACCAGATATTTGCCGAGGCGCCGTTTGAGCCGTCCCAGACGAGCAGCGCGCCCGACGTCGCGCCGGAAAGACCAGGTCCGGAGGGAACGAAAACGATCTGTGCGGGTCCGGAGCCGGCGATGGTGTAGGTGTGGATGATCGTCCCGCTCGAGTTGACTTCCACCAGGTTGCCGCCCACCACAGCGAAAAGCCGGTTGTTTCCGCCCCACAGCGCGCGCCCTGAGGCACCCAGGTTCCCGACCAGGGTCAGGCCCGGCCGGTTGAACAGCGCGTACTTGGTGCCCTTGGAAACGCCGTTGCCGGACTCGACGAGCTCCGGGTAGAGGTTGCAGAGGTCCTCGGGATCGACCGAGGGGTTTTGCGTCGTGTAGGCCGGCCCGACGAATCCGAACGACGAGAGGCCTGGCATCAGCTCACCATCCGCATCGGGTAGCTGGGTTGGCCGTCTTTAGAGGCGTCCCGGATCGCGGCGGCCCAGAAGCGGCCAGGCTCGCGCGATTCGTGGAAATCCCGATAGAGGTCGGCCGGCACGCGGGAGTGAACGCATCTCCGGCCGTCGGCGAATTCGATCTCGAGAGTCTGGCCCAGCTCGTCGTACTGGTAGGCCTTGAAGAATTGGCTGCCGAGGCGATCGGGGCTGACTTCGACTCGCTGCATCAGTACTCGCCTTCCCGCTCATCCTCTTTCGATGGCTCGTTGCCTTCGTACTCGGCCACGACTTCGGCGCCGTTGATCTGGCAGCATGCGTTCGGGAAAGTGCGAAAGTCGCCTTTTCGGCAGTAGGAGGGTCGGCCGCGGCTGTCGGGCGCGACGGCCTTTTCGGAAAAGGGGCATCGCTTGCATCCGAAACCGACGCCGTTCTTGGCCACGCCGTAGGACGCCATTTCAGCGGTTTCCACACCCGTCAACCGCAGTTCCGGATCTCCGGCGCAGAGGTTTTCCCAATGCCGGCAGCTGCCCGCCTCGGTGTCGATCTTGACGGGGATCACCAGGCAATCGCTCTTGTCCGCTTTGTTGCAGCGGCCGCAGTTGTAGCGCCCCTCTTCGTCGTAAGTTCGCGTGTTCCCGGTGTAGGGATCGGCGAACGAGAAAAGGTGTGCGAAATTCTGGCGGTTGTGATTCTCGACGATCTCGCGGTCCGGTCCGGTTTCCTTAGGCTGGATGAACAGCCCGTCTCCGTCGCGCGGAGTATCGATAATCTTCCGCTGGACGGCTTCCTTCCGGGAGTTGACGAGATCGCCGATCGTACGCATTTGTCATTACCTGGCCGGCGGCGCCTGGGGCGGCGGGATCGCGTCGGTCGGTCCGGAGGGCGGCGGTGTCGCCGGGTTGCCGAAGTTCGACGCGTTCATCGCGCGCAGCGCGGCCTTCGATTCCTTGGCTGCCTCGACCAGCTCGGCCGAGGCCTGCACGGTGAGCAGCGGCGCCAGGCGGATCGCCAGGTTGGTGATGAGGGCCTCGTCGTAGCCCTGCGGCGTGTTTACCGTGGTGACCAGGTCGGGGAAGTTGGCCAGGGCCTGCCAGCCGCCGAGCTCGAGCTTCGTCGCGGTTCCAGTGAATGCCGGCGTCGGCGCGAGGTTCCCGGTCGCGACAGGGAACTGGAAGTCGTAATAGAACATCTGCGGGATCTGAACCGCAGCGCTCTTTTCCGGATACGACTGGAATTTCTGCTGGGAGACGATTTCGCAGGGCACGCGGATGAAGGTCCCGGCGATCGCCGCGCTCGGGACCAGGATCCCGCACGAATCGAGCCGCAGAAACCGCGTGGTTCCGAACGTCCCGCCGGCGCCGAAGGTGTAGGCTGCCACGCCGTTCGAGAGCGCAGCGCTCGCGACGACGATCACGGGGATGTTGAGCCGCTCGAGCGACCAGTTGTCGATCATCGAATTCGCGACGGCGAGGAAATCGGTCTGTTCGGTGGAGTTCAGAGACTCGCCAGGATAGAGCCGGCCGAGCCGTTCGACTGCTGCGTTGAGGAGTGCGCCGCCGGTGAGTGACATAAATCAGTCCGCATGAGAGTAGTCGCCGCCACTCACTGCACGATGGGAAACCCTTTCTGGCCGCCGCTTCCGGCTGGCTGGAGCACGCCGATCGCAGCGGATCCGGTTCCACCGATCGAGAGCGTGCCGGGGAAGCCGGCCGCTTTGAGCGCGGCGCCGCCGCCGGAGGTGCCATTCAGCGCGAAGTTGTTCGAGGCCCCGTTCACGAAGGGATCCGCGGTCAAGGTGACGTCGTGAGTGCCGGCGTTGACGTTCGTCGTCGATCCGCTCTCGTAGGCGTTGTAGTCGAACCACTGCGTCCCCGCCGGGATCTGCGCGGTGGTCATGTTGATGTCCTTGCCGGTGTTGCCGTAAAAGATCGAGTTCACGAAGGTCATCGGGTACTGCTGGGCCTGGGTGAAGCGCACTCCATCGCGGCCGTTTTTGTAGCTGATGATTCCGAACAGCACGGCCTCGTTCTGCGAGCCGTTCAGCTGAAACCCGTCCGAGCTCGCGCCGGTGTTGTTCGCCGCGATCGAGTGGATAAAAGTCACGCCACCGATCGAAGCCACGAATCCCGGCACGCTGTTCGAGTAGGCGACGCAGAAAATGCAGACGTCGTTAGAGCCGTTATTGAACAGGAAGGCCTGGCCGCCGCTCTGGGTCGTGACGAAGCACAGCTCGCAGGCCGTCCCGGTCCCGTTGAACTGCACGCCATAGACCGCCGGACAGTTTTTCACCGAGAGGTTGAAGCCTCGAATGTTGCCGCCGTCGAGGTTGATTCCTCGCGTGTTGGCCTGGCTGTTGCAGTCGAGGATGAAATTCGCGAAAGTGGCGCCATTGGTCTGGAAGTCGATGATCGGATTGTTTGAGAGCGTGGCCGAGGCCTGGATCGTGACCTGGCCGTTGTCGCCGCGCGACGAGGTGTATCCGTTGACCGCGGGCATCTGCGACGAGCTCGACGCCGGGTAGTTGATGGTGATGAGCGTCGAAATCGAAATTGTCGACTCGGCTTTCACCCACATGATGTTTCCGGCCGCCATCCCGCCATTCGCTTTGCCGATGGTCTTGAGCGCGCCGCCCACGGCATAGGTGCCACTCGAAAGCGAAGCGGTGGATCCGCAGGCTCGATCGAGCGTGGCGTTGTTCGACGCCACGGAAACGATCTGATAGAAACCCGTCGTCCAGTTCGTGCCGGCGGAAATCTGCATTACGTTGCCGACGTCGGCCGCGACGAAGTTGTGCGAAGCGCTTGAAACTACGCAGGGGTTAGTCGTTCCGACGGTGGAGGCGAGATCGGTGAAGGTGTACTGGGCGGAATTCTGCTGGCTGAAATCGGTCCCGGATGCGCCGGTGACGAAGCCGCCGCCGTTCGAATCGCTGCCGTTCGTCGGCCGGACTTCGAAGACGCCGGCGGCGGCGATCGCCGCAAACGAGCGGATCGCGAGGAGGAGAAGTAGGGCTACTGATCGCATTCGACGATGAGGCTCGCTTTCGTGGCGCTGGCCACGGTGTTGATGTTGACCGCGAAAATATCGTTGGCCGCGACGCTTGTCGTCCAGCCGGTTAAGGTGGTCGAATGCACGGCCGTGCCCGAGGAGATCGCCGGCAGCGCCGAGGCCGTGATCGAGTTACCCGAGGTCGGGATCGCCGTCCCGGTGGCCACCTTCCAGACGTCGAAGGTGATGGTCCCGGTGTCGACCGTGATGTTCCAGGCCGAGATCGTGCAGGCGAAGGGCACCGTGAAATAGCTCGTCGCCGTGGCGCCTGAAGTAAGCGCGGATCCGGATCCGTCGAAGCCGGCGCCGATCGCCCGGATCCTGACGTTCGAGGGAATCTGCGCGGCCGTCGCGGTTCCCGAGATATCCGTGAAAGCCGGCTGCGTCTGCCCGAACACGCCGGTCGACTGGGTGTAGGAGTTGAACCACTGGTGTGAGACCGAGCTCGTATTCGCCGGCGCGACGTGATTGCAGCCGCTCGCGAAGTCCGAGAGATCGGCGCACGCCGGCTGCGTAGATCCTGGCACGCCCAGCGTGCTGATGGAGTTGATCCACTGATGGGTGGCAGCCGCGAAAGACTCGATTCCGCCCAGCGTCGACGACGACGGATTCGGCATATCGGCGCCGACGAGCGCTCGGCATGTCGGAGCCGCGGCCGCGCCGGTGGTCGGACCAGCGAACACGCAATTCGCACTTTGACTCGTGATGTTGAAGCTGAGAGCCGGCGTCGACGTCGCGGTCGCGACGCTCGTCGTGAAGAATGGGGCGCCGGTTCCCGCGCTGAAGCTCGTTACGGTTCCGGTTCCCGAGGAGTGGCATGCTCCGTCGGCTGCCATGAACAGCGTCCCCGAGCACCCGCTAAACAGGCTCACGATGTTGGCTGCCGTGACGCTGAAGCGCGCAAAGGGAACTGTCCCGGCCTGTAAGGTGCCGGTGATGTCGACCTGCCACAGCGAGGCGCCGGCGAGCGACTTGAAGTTCATGAAATTGCCAGTGGGCGACGTGTCGGTGAATCTGGATCCACTCACCATGTCGGTGCCGTTCGCGCTCTGGCCGGCGAGCAGTAGGTCTGGCTGGAGCGACAGCGTGACGACACCCGAGGCGCTCACGGCTTTGATCTGGCGAGTGGTGCCCGCGATCACCGTCGCGCCGCCGCAGGTGCCCCACTGGACGATGCCTCCCACAAAGCACAGCTCGTAAGTCCCAGGTACAGGCGGGTTCGCGAGCGAATTCACGGGGATCTGCGGAGGCGGCGGAATGGAGACCGTCTCGACTCCCGAAAGCCCGACCGGGCCGCTTGCTGGGATCTTCCAGGTCGACGTCGCCGCGGCGCAGATCGTCGGCCGCAGGTCGTAGCGGATGGTGTAAAACCCTTGCGCCGGCGTCGATACCGTGTTCGTCGGCACCAGGTTGACCGTAAAGACTCCCGTCGCCGGATTCACAGCCACAGGGAGCGAGCCGCCCTGGATCCGGACGCCGTCCATCGACGTGAACGTGATCCAGCTCACCGTGATCTGGCCGCCGCAGAATGAGCCGTTAGCCAGGCGCAGGGTGTCGGTGACCGTGACCGTCGCCGGCTGCGCCAGCGCGATCGCGCCGAAGACGATGCCGGCGAGCCACTTCATCGCGTTACTTTTCGACCCACTGGACCATCACCTGGTAGTTGCCAGAAGCCGAGGCGATGGAGATGGTGAAATTCTGGCCCGTTCCGCCGCCCTTGCCGAGATAGAACTTCGACAGGTCGAGCGTGGTGAGAGTGCCGGCCGCGATGTTGAATACGTTGCCGGTGGTTCCGGAGCCCACGTTTGAGGAACGCCACGCGGTCGCAGTTGGAGCTGCGGCGCCATTGAGCGAGGTCACAGCGAGCGACGTCGACGTCGCCGCGGTTCCGTTCCATGAGAGCGTCGCCGTGCAGGCGACTGAGCACCACAGGCTCGCCAGCTCGAACTGGATCGAGGCCGAGGGGCTCGCCGGCTGCTGGATCGTAATCGCCTCGGACGTAGCGCTGCTATCGGTGCGAATCGCCTGGTAGCGTTGCTCACGGTCGGGCGTGCCAGGCACGACCGTGCCTTGGGCCCGCAGACCCGCGCACCAGGCGAGGGTCACCAGCATGGGCCAGAGAAAGAATTGCTTGGCCTTCATCCCTGGCGCCCCTTTTTCTTCGCGGCGTCCTCCGGCTTATTCAGCGCGGCGAGCTGGTGCGCGAAATCCGTGTACTCGGCGAGCAGGCCTTCGAGGATCTCGACGGGACTCTGGCCAGGCTCGACGCCGACGAGCTGGCAGATCTGGTCGAGCATGGCGAGCTTTTCCTCGGTCGAGAAGTCGCGAACCGCGGAAGGCGGGAGCTTTGCCGGCGTGTCGACCCAGCCATCCTCGGCGGGCGATCGCTTCTTCTCGTCCTCTGCGTTCCGGACGACGATGTGCGCCTTGTGCGGGTGGTACTTCGCCTTCGGATAAACGGAGTCCGCATGCGGCGGGTTGTTCGTGAGTCGGTGCTCGATCTTTTCGCCGGGCTGTTTCTGCGACTCGGCGAAGCTCTCGGCGCGGTGCCGGGCGAACTTCGCGAGCTTCATTTCGGGGATCTCTTTTTCGACCGCGTTCATGGGAGTTACTCCTCTTCCTTGTGGTCGACGTTCGTCAGGCGATGCTGGAGCTTTTCGTGCGGCATGCCCGGCTGGTTGTGGATCTGGTGCCCGGAGTGAGCTTTCGCGCGCTCGATGTTGCGCGCCTTCTTCTCGTTGATCCGTGCTTCGTGTACTTCTTTGGGTTCGAGGTCGGCCATAAAATCTCCTTATCCCGGGGGGTCACCCCAGGGGCGACAGCCAGTTGAACCGGCTGCGGCCGGTGCGCTGAGAGGTGGGCACGTCGACGACGGCTTCCTCGCATGGCGCGTTTAGACTCTCGATCGAGTTGCGGCTTTCCTGAGCCGTGCGCTCGATCTTTTCGAATTCGCGATCGCTGAGCTCTTTGCGGTAATCCGCCGGCAGCTCGAGAGCCAGGTTGTAGGTCAGCGCGCGAGCGTAGCCAGGCGGCACGAAAAGCGTGTCCGACGAGCTCAGCGCGGAATTGAGGGCCTGCCAGGTGTAGAGCCTCAGCTGGTAGCCAAGCTGCGGGCCTGGGTACAGGAAAATCGACGCGACGCCCGTCGGGACGGCCTGCGAATAGCCGTTGTCGTAGTAGAGCTCGAGCGGAATCGAAAAAATGCCAGGCACGCGGATGTTGGCCTGCTGGTTGGTGTCGATGATCTGGAGGTCGAGGTTGAGCTCCTGGGGCGCCGTCTGGTAGATCAGCTGCGCGAAGCTGATCTTTAGCGGCCGCGGCGCGTTGAATGCGCCGTAGGAAATGCCGTTGATCGTCGCCGGCACTGCGCTCGGGCCGATCAGGTAGTACTGCAGGTTCGGGCTCAGCGTGTAGATGGCGGCCGCCACCTGGAAAATCTTGTTTCGCATGGTGTTCCAGGAATCGAGCAGCTGGTTCAAAAAGAACGTGACTTCTTCGAGCTGCTCGGGCGAGACTCCGCGGCCGGGCCTCTGCATCTGCCCGCAGATCCGCATCGTGTCGCGCGCGTACTGTTGGACCGTCTTGTCCATGAAAATGTGCGGGGCGCCCCATGCGAGCACCCCGCAACCTGAGCGCTATTT